CTCTTGTTGTTCTTCCTAGCTACAAAGTACTGCAAAGAGTGTGGTGGTTGTTTATTGTTAGTCTTATTCCATTCTACCAAACTATCTGCATCACTAATAAAACTATCTACAGTATAACCAGCTAATAAAACATCACCAGCTAATTCTACTTGCCTTAGATCATAGCTCCAAGCTCTTCCATAGTGCTTCTGTATAATATTCATGTATGAATTACATATCTTCTTTTTATCAATTTCACTTATACTATTATTACTAGTTAATATAATATTGTTACTCACAAGCTGGGACTTGTTATCGTATACAAGCTGGGACTTGTTTTTTATATCATCTTTAACAAGCTGGGGCTTGTATTCTTTATTACCATTTACAAGGTGGGGCTTGTTTTTATTATTAGCTTTTAGATATCCTTTTTCTATTGGTGAAGACAATCCATTACCTAATTTATTCCAAGCTTCGGTGGTTTGTTCTGACAATAAATATGTCTTTAGATCTTCTAATATTCTATCGTAGCTGAAGTATTCTGTTTCATCTTTAATATATCTATCTGCAATAGACTTAGCTAACTCTTCTTGTTTAGGACTAACTTGTTTAGTGAATTGTTTCTTAGGAGCTTCTACAGGCTTTGTAGTAATTTTATCTAATGTTTCTTGAGCTACATCATCATCGCCTTCTGAACTATTAGCTATGGCTTGTTCTAAGTTCATTCTAGGATCATATATTATTCTCCACTTAGCACCTTGTTTACCATATGGTCTTTTATTATTAGCATGACGTAATCTTTCAATATAACCATACTTCACCAGCTTATTCATATGTTGTGAAACTGCCTGTTGTGATGAACCCATAATAGAAGCTAGGGTTTGTTGATTGCAGAAGAATATACCAGCTCTAGCTGATGCATGTGCAGAACATAAAGCTAAACATCTAAATGTCTGTGGGTATTGATTAAATCTAATATCACCGA